TGCTAGATCGTGCAGCTAGGCGTGGGGCTAAAGAAGCCCTACGTTCTATTGGCTTACTAGACGATGATGCACATAAAGATATTACAGAGATGCGTAGCTTGTTGGAAGCATGGCGTGACACTCGTAAATCTATCTGGTCTACAGTAGTAAAATTAGCTACCGTTGGAGTCCTGACATTTATTGCAGGTGCGGTATGGATAACAATGGGTAAGTAAAGGTAAAGTATTATGGCACTGGATAAAATAAATAAGGTGTATGATCCTATTTCAGGTAAAAATCTCACTGAGTTTCAACTTAATAATAGGATAAACTCTCCTAACCTTGGAGGTGCATATGCTGAAGCAGGTATAGAATCTGTTTCAGACTGGAAAAACTATAATCCTAATACTGAACCTGCAAACTCAGGCACTACTGCTGACACACAGGGACAGAACCAAATATCTACAAATACATCAAACGGTGTACCTGCATGGGTAGACCCAAACTATGGCTATGATGTAAACAATCCACGTAAGCCTAACATGCGTGAGATGATGGAGATGATCGCAGGTAAATCTGTGGAAGAAATCTACGCTTCTGGTGAAGACTATAGTGACATAACCCGTTTAGCATCTGACTTACTGTATGGTAGTGTTGGTTCTAACCAAGATACTCGTGACTTTGTTGCTATTACTAACGCAGCTACTGATCCTACTACAGGACAGATTGATGCTAAAAAGTTTGTAGCTGCCACACAAATTGCTACATCACAAATGTATGGTGGTACTACAGTTAAATACCAATCAGGAGGCTATCAAACAGACGAAGCGGGTAATACTATATTTGATGATGCGGGTAAGCCTGTAGAGTCACGACCTATGGCATACATTGTTGGTGGCAATGGTACTATTCTACGTGGTTTTACTATTAACAACGTAGAAAACATGATACAACAATTAACTACGTTTGGCGTACAAACAGTAGATTGGGTTGGTAATGTTATGAATGCTATGCAGCAGTCTGGTAATTTTACCGAAACACAGATGCAATTTAATTTAAAAGCATTAGGTGACTTGCAGAATGCATATAACCCTTGGGCAGATTATCAAGACATCTGGGGTATGGAAGGTTTGACTACGGGTGTTGCACCTACGATTGACAACTTTAAAATTGTTACAGGTAAAACACTTAGTGGCACAGCAGCAGGTACTGAAACAACACAAGTTGGTACTGAGGCTACACAAGTAACTGGTGATCAAACACAACAACAACCAACTAGTACCGATACTGATGCTGTATCTATGGCTGCTAATCAGGCTATACAAACACAGCAAAATTTACCTCAGACTGTATCTTATCAAATGCCACAAGGGTATCAAGGCTCTGGGTTTATGCCTACGTACATGGATCAAACAACTATGGACATGACACCACCTACCATGACTCCTATGACAGGTACATTCACTAAACCTGCAGGTACAAGTATGTTGGGTACACAACCATCTCAAACATATACTATTGGTCAAACAACTGCACCTACACCACAAGCTCCTGCACAACAATCTTATGAAGTACGTATGTACCGTAATAATGCGGGTATGACTACAAGTATTACATTTGTAAATGGACAACCACAGACACCAATTCCGTCTGGGTTCTATCCTGTAGATCAACAACCTGCAGGGCAGATGCCATTCCAACCTCAGGTTCCTCAAGTGCAAGCACCTACACCACAATCAGTAACACCATATACACCTCAGTTTAATATGAACCAAGGTGGTATTGTGCCACCTGTACCTACACCTTCAGGTAATAAGTTTGGTGGGTTTAAACCAGAGGCATTGCAACGTATTGCACAGAACCTTGGTTACTCAGGTGACATGGGTGGCTTTGATCAGTACTTGAATGATAATCCAGATAAGAAACAAAAGATGGATAACTACACTACTCGTGCTCGTCAAATGGCAGAAGGTGGTTCTGTACAAAAGTTTAATAATGGTGGTGATCCACAAAGTACTACTGTATCACTACAACAGTACGATCCTCGTGTGTTAAATCAACAGTATATTCCACAACAACCTGATTATACAGGTCAAGATATTACACAAGTACAAGCTGCACTAGCTAAGACCCCAGGTTTACCTACTGGTGCAACTGTAGTTCCAACTGGTACTCAGTTAACTGCAGGTCAACTTGTGTCTCCTTACTCAGGTCAGGTAGCAGGATCACTTGCACTACCTACTGCATTAGCTGCAACTGAACAGGCTATGATGCCTACGACAAGACAGGCAGCATTGATGTCACCTATTGAAGCTGCAGGTGCTGTTGGTGCAGCGGTAGATCAAACACAGGCTGCACAGCTACAACAAGTAGCAGGTATTACTGCAGCACAACAAGAAGGTACATCTGTAGCTAATGTAGAAGCTGCACAGGGTACAGGTATCTTGATGGATAATCCTGTACAACGCCAGATACAAGATGGTGAACTTATCTCTGGTGTAGCTAATGCTCAAACTGCTGCGGCATTTAATGAAGAGATACAAGCTGCAACTGCTACACCTACTAAACAAGCTACTGTACAAGGTCAGCTAGAAACATTGATGGCTCAGTTTGAAGGTGGTGAAACACCTGCATGGGCAGCAGGGTCAATGCGTAGTGCAATGGCTACATTGTCTGCACGTGGATTGGGAGCATCTAGCTTGGCAGGTCAAGCTGTTATCCAAGCTGCTATGGAAGCTGCATTGCCTATCGCACAGATGGATGCACAAACACAGTCACAGTTTGAACAACAGAACTTGTCTAACCGTCAGCAACGTGCTATACTTGCTGCACAACAACGTGCACAGTTCTTAGGACAAGAGTTTGACCAAGCATTCCAAGCTCGTGTAGCTAACGCAGCTAAAGTTAGTGATGTTGCAAACATGAACTTTACTGCTGAACAACAAGTAGCACTAGAAAACTCACGTATTGCAAATACCATGAACCTAACTAACCTGTCTAACTCACAGGCTATGGTAATGGCAGAGGCATCTGCATTAGCCAACATGGATATGGCTAACCTTAACAATCGTCAGCAAGCTGCAGTACAAAATGCTCAGAACTTCTTACAAGCTGATCTTACTAATCTGTCTAATCAACAACAAACAGAATTGTTTAAGGCACAACAACGTGTTCAGTCACTGTTTACTGACCAAGCTGCACTCAATGCTGCACAACAGTTTAATGCTACATCACAAAACCAAGTTGATCAGTTCTTTGCAAGCTTGCAGAGTAATACTGCACAGTTTAATGCGTCACAAGCCAATGCTCAAGCACAGTTTAATGCAGGTCAGGTAAATGTTATTGAACGTTTCAATGCTGAGATTAACAACCAACGTGATCAGTTCAATGCACAGAACCGTTTGATTATTGACCAGTCGAATGCACAGTGGCGTAGAGAGATTGCAACTGCAGACACTGCAGCGGTTAACCGTGCTAACGAGATTAATGCACAGTCACTGTTAGGCTATTCACAGCAAGCATATAACAACTTGTGGAACTACTATGCTGATAACATGGAATGGGCATGGACATCTGCAGAGAATGAACGTCAACGTTACATGAACTTGGCTATTACTAAAATGCAAGGTGATACAAGTATGGCACTAGCTGATGCTAAAGCTGACTACGAATCATCTGCAGGGTTTGGTACTTTGATTGGTAAAATCCTAACAACAGATTTGAGTGATACCTTAGCAGGTTCTATCTTTGGCGGACTATTCTAAAGGAAAATAAAATGTTTAATCCCGCATTAAAAGCATACAGAAACTTACAAATACCTACGAATAATACTCCTACTAAGCCTAGTGGTGGATTGTTAGCTAGGGATATGACACCTAAAAATGATACAACTAATATGGAACCACGTCAACGTGTTGCCAGTTATGTAGCAGAGATACGTAAAGTAAGACAAGGATTAAACAATGGCTGATACACCACAAGTTATGATTGATGCCCCTATTGCAGGGCAATCACTTACTGCAGAGTTAGGTAGTAGGCCGTGGCAGCAACCTCCACAGTATACTACTGTAGAAGAAGCACTTGATTATTATATCCCACGTATCTTGGAGCCTACACTTCAAGATGATCTTATGAACGTGATTGAACTGGGTATACCTTTAACAACAATTGCAGATACCTTACAAACAGGTGGAGCAATGGAAGGTAAACATACTCTTGATGTTGGCCTACTAATAATTCCTGTACTTATTGAAACACTTGCCTATTTAGCAGAAGAGCAAGGCATTGATTATGTAATGGGTACAGACATTGAAACAGATGATAAGCCTTCAAGCTCGGCAGTTGCTCTTGCTATCAAAAAGATTAAAGCTAAGAGTAATGAACCTGTAGAGGAAGAGCCTGAAGAACAGATGGAAATGGAACTAGAAGAACCTTCTGGTGGTTTAATGTCTAGGAGAACAGTATAATGGCTTTTAATTTTGGTGCCTTTGTAGGTGGTATGTCACGCCAGATTGTAGCTGACATTGAACGTGAAGAAGAATACGAACTAAAGATGAAACAAATAGCCGAAACAGAGGCTATGCGTCAACGTGCTGCACGTGCAGGTGAACGTAAAAAGAAACAAGCTGCTCTTGAAGCATCTATCGGTGCACTAAAGTTTCTTGGCTATAATGATCAGGCTGCTGCAGCTATCGCACGTCAAGGTGAGTATGCTGTAGGACTTGCCCAGAACATTGGTGAACAGGCAATGAAGAAAGGTGTTGATGTAAACACTATCTATAATATGCCTAACATTGATTCTGATTTAGAAGTTGGTAGCAAAGACATGACCGAAACTGTTAATGCAGCCAAAGCTGATGCACCTAAGATTTCTACAGGTGTTATGGGATTAGACACTGAAGCTTATCAAAACTTGTTTGCTGAACCCGATAAAATTGAAAGCTCATATAGTGCACGACTAGCTGTAATCTCACAGAAACTGGCACGTAATCCTGAACGTTCTGATGCTGATGCATTGAAGACTGAGCAGACACAACTGTTTGCTGACTTACGTAAGATGAAAGAAGCTGAACGTGAAGAAAAAGGTACAGTGACACCTTCGTTTGATCTTGGTTCTATTACATCTAACACTAACGAAATTCGTCGTGGTCAATTAAATCGTTATGGTTTTGAAGTTGGTGTTGATGGTGCTATTGAAAACCTTACTGAAGGTAATATGCATAGGGCTGACCTTGCGGAACTTGAAGTAGCTAATCAGTTGAATACTCGTAACCAAGGTATTGAAGACCCTAATATGACACTAGCTGCGCAAGGCATACGTGAATCTGCTGTACGTAACTTGAATGAATACGGATGGAATACATACTATAATAAAAAAGATCGTTTAAAAGAAGCTCCATCTAACGAAGCTTTTGTTTCTAGTATGAAACAAGGAGAGTATCGTCAAGGTCAAGTTGTTACAGTTGGCAACAAAGTAATTCTTTATACAGGTGTTCCTGACTATCGTACAGGGCAACCCTTTATTGTTTTGACACCAGATATGGATATGTAAATGGCAGATGCAGCATTGCAATTCCTTAACGATTACGATGAAGGAAGTGCAGACGAACAAACATTAGTAGTGCCAGAGCAACCTGTTACACAGGCGCAGCCAGTTGAGGTTGACAGTGCTCTTGACTTTTTAAATAAACAAGATGCTACTACGGACGTAAAGACAGAAGTGGAATCTTTACCTGATGAAGAACCAGAAGAAGTTCTTGCTCCTGAAGATGATCCTAAATACGTAGAGTATTATGCTAAACGTTTACAGCCTGTGCCTGATGGTGCTGTACCTTTTCAAGAGTATATACAGGATGACCGTACACGATTAGAAAAAACACGTGAAGAGTTTTCTTTTGTTGAAGATTTATCAGAAGAAGAATTAGAATACTTCGGTGACGTAATGACTAAAGCACTACGTGAGGGTGAATCCATGCGTGGTGCTGATCCTATTTCATTTGGGCTTAGTTACTTACCACCAAAAACATTACTAAAAATAGCAGAAACATTTAGTAAAATAGGTGCTGGTGCTACTGATCAGTTAGAGAATGCACTAACACAACTACAAGAAACAAGCCCTATGGCATTTACTGCTATAGATAAAGTCGTAGCAGGTGGTAGGTATGCAGAAACTAAAGACCCTGCAAAATTAGCAGATGATATTGCTGATATATACGGTACGGCAGGAGAGTTTTTAGAAACAGTACCTGCTGTTGGTACATTGATGGCTTCGTATAATAACATTATCAATACACGTAGTCGTATGCCACGTAATTTAAATAAAGGTGTGGCAAAAGAAAAGAAAGAAATTGCACGTGCTAATCGTTACAATCCAAAGGGTGCAGAGCTTGCAACTATGGAGACTGCAGAACAGGCACGTATTGCTGCACGTGAAGCTGCTGAAGCTAACCGTGACATATCTAATCAGCTTATTCGTGAGTTTGAAGAAAAGACTGGCAAGACAATATCTAAAGAACAAGGTGACAATCTTGTGCTTGATCCTGATCTTGCTCGTGAAGCAGGGCGTGAGACTGCATTAGAAATAACAGAACGTGACGGTGACCTATTTGATCTAGCACTAGGTTCTGATACTATTACATCTCCTATTCTTAGCCCAGATAAGTTTGATGGTATCGTAGCCATTGCCTCTGATCTAAAGAGAGCATACCCTGAGTCGTTTAATAATAACAAAACTGTTATTGACAACTTGTTTGAACTGACAGTCAACAAAGATTTGATTGCAGGTCAAGAGTTAATTGATTCATTAAACAAATATGGCCTATCATTTGAGGATTATGTCCTTACAGTTGTAGGATCAGGCTCTGATGCGGGTAGATTGCTACAGAAACTTGGTCAAATTAAACGTGTAAAGCCTAAAAATGTAGCAGATGCGGATGATGCAGCCAAGAAAGCTCGTGAAGCTGGTGACTTTCGTAAAGGTGTTATGCGTGTAGAGAACATTCGTCGTGGCTTACTTGTGTCACAGATTGCAACTGCCGCACGTAACCTTACATCAGGTGTTATTCGTGCACCTATGGAAGGGCTAGGCAATGTCATGGACAGTGCTATCTATGCGGCACAGAAAAAAGGACCAGTGTCTGGTGCACTAGAGCTATTCTCTGGGGACAACTGGAGTGGTAGCTTTAGTAACATGAAGTACATGTTCTCTCGTCCCGATGTTGCAAAGGGTTACACTGATCTAATACTTGGTGCACCTGAGTTATCTAAACAGTTTGATAACATGTTTAATAACATTAACGAAATACAAAAGCTAACAGGACGTGGTACTGGTACAAAGTTAGATAAAGTAATGTCAGGCATGGAAGATGTTGTCGACGTACTGAACACACCTAACCGTTGGCAGGAATATCTCATTCGTCGTGGTCAGTTCTTTGGTGAACTAGAACGTTTAGTTAAACGTGAGTATGATGTTGACCTGATAGACACTCTTAATGAAGGTAAACTACAAGACCTACTAAACGATGCATCTACCATTCGTCCAGAGGGATCACCTAGTTTTGTGTCTCTTGTAGATGATGCCGTAACAAAAGCTCTTGATGTTACCTATGCTAAACAACCTGAGATACCAGTGTTCCGTAGTGTATCTAGCTTCATTACACGTAATGGTTTAACTACTATCATGCCATTCCCTCGTTTCATGTTCAACAGCATGGAACTTATGGGACAGTATGCAGGTGGTGCATCAATACCTTTGACCCGTAAGATGGCAAGTGTAGTCATGAAGGGTCAACGTGGTCCACTGACATCTAAAGATCGTCAACGTATTACACGTAACCTCATGGGCATGGCTGCTGTAGGTGCTGCATATTGGTATCGTTCATCAGAGAATGCCCCACCCGAATATAATCAGGTAGCTGTAGGTACAGATGCACAGATGGACACTACACCTACGTATCCTATGGCACACTTCTTGTACCTTGGTGAAGCAACTAAACGTATGGGTGACGGTACATTTGATGATTGGTTTGACTCGCAAGAGTTTGTTGAGCTATTCACAGGCAGTAACTTCCGTACAGGTGTAGGTAATTCTATCCTTGAAGAAGTTGCACAGATGGCAGATGCCACTGACCTAACTGCAGGTGCTGCCACAGGCCGTGCATTGGGCCGTACACTAGGCAATTACCTATCCACATGGGCTGTACCCTTCGGACAGATTATTGACGCTGAGAGAGCCGCAGGTATACGTGGTACAGAGTATAAAGATGTAGCTAGTGATCCTACACTTGACTTCGGTACAACCTTCAAGAAAGAACTTATTCGTCCACTTAAACAACGTGGCATTGGTGTGAGTGCTGAAGAAGAGGCTGCTGCACCAAAGGCAGAGTACCCCTTCTATCCAGAGGGCAGAGAACGTATACGTCCTGAGTCCAAGTTTATCGGTGCCACTATCACTAACCGTGCAAGTGAAGACGGTGAATACTTAATGCGTTATGGCTTTGATTGGCGTGACTTTGGTAGCCGTAGTAAAGTCCCAAGCATTAAACGTTTTGAAACAAAGCAGATAAACAATCTGATGCCTACAATCGTAGAGTCTGCACGTAAGCTAGAAGAAGAGTTTGTAAGAGAATACGAAGAAGGTTCTGATGTTTTACGTAATGAGTTTACGGAAGAGGAATATGTATCTAACAAAATACGTCCATACATTCAGGAACAAGTTAGAACATTTAAATCTAAGATCAGAGAAGGTTCTATCAGTGAAGGTGACGATTACACACGTGCACTACAAACATACACCCGTGTACCTTCCAACTTCCGTAAGCTTGCAACTACAGACTTTGTAGATAGGTATGATCGTGTACCTGATCCACAGAGTTCAGAGGATTTACAAAAGCTGATAGCGATAGCAAAAGCATACAGAGAAACATACTAATAAAAAGGGCGGCTTAATTGCCGCCCGATTAGTTTTTACCGATTGTCTCCACTCCCAGAGAGGACACCCCTTACCTTTCGGTCATGTAGCTTACGTAAATTATTCCTCGCAAGCTCAGTCATGTCTACATTTAGATCACGACATAGTGCAGCAATGTACCACAGACAGTCTCCCACTTCGTCTGCTATTGCTTCACGATCAAACTTCCCATCACGTAAAATCTTTTTGACTTTATTAGCAACCTCACCTGCCTCTGCCGCCAAACCTAGTGCAGGGTAGATTACTTGATGTTCATGTTTATAGATCGCAGTCTCCGATGCCATATCTTGATATGACTTGAAGTTTAGGTTTTCATATTTACTTTCCATAAATGCTCTAGCCTCGTCCTGTAACTTGTTCATACTCCTTCACCCGTTTTAACTGCTCGTAGTAGGCTTTGTTAAACCCACGTTCCCACTCCCTGTATTGCATTGTATCATCAGGGAATGGATTAACGACACGCCCCTGTCGAAAATCCTTGTAGCCTTTCTCGTGTTGAAATTTTAACGGTGCATCATATTTGCCAAGGCCACGTTCTTTGCGAGTTAGTTGTTTGTTCATATGAATTCTCCTTATGCTACGTTGATTAGTTCTGCTTCTGTGTACGGAATGTGATAGAACAGTTCACCCTTGAGGATGTTACGTCCATGTGCCTCACGTAGACGATCCTCTGTCAGGCTAGTATCCTTGATACGCCATGCTTGCTTCATATCTTTACGGAAGATGTAGAAGTTAAGCACACCATTCTCCCCCTCATATTTTTCAAGCAATCTACCTTTACGTTCAGGAATACGAATGTCCTTCCAGTCAGTAGGCCAGTCACCTTTCCATGCAAGCTTTACTTCAGCTTCATTAAAGTATGTATAATCTTTTTTAGTTGATACAATATCCACATTATAATTCTCCTTCATCTCTGTTATCTCATGCCCTGCACTTGTTAGGTACGCTGCAAGTTTTTCTTTTGCAGGAGCATCATATGCTTCATACAATGCACGGCTAAATTGTTTACGTGTTCCCATTATCTTTCCTCCACATTAGTTCAAATAAAAGTTTCTTTTGTTCGTACTCTGACATTATACACCAATCCCGTATCTCGTCAATAGTTCTTTTACACCCTGTGCAGTATCCGTCATTTGCAATACGACAGACCTGTACACAGGGTGATGGTATAGTGCCTAACTGTTTACGGTTCCTACTCACACTGACGCAAGCCAGTTGCAGGATCGTAGTAGCAAGCACCACCTTCCTCTACGTAGTCTTGTGTTTCCTCGACTACTGGTTCTTCTGCAACATCCTCAGAGTTGGATGCATTTAGAATGCCATAACGTTTACCTGCTGCACGGAATGTAGTACAGCCAGATGCACCACCATCGTATGCATCCATGTAAACTTTCTTAAACTCTTCCCACGTTACATCATCCCCTGTGTTACATGTCTTTGAACATGCAGAGTCAACATACCGTGAGGCAACGTTTAATACCTTGACGTGATCAAACACTGAGAGTTCGTCTGCAGTCTTACCCTTCACACCAAACACACGATAGCCGTAATCCTCTACTCGTTCAACCTTTGGTCCGTCGAAGGTTTGGATAGTTCTATCGTAGTAATGGGAGAAGACTGGTTCAATCCCAGAGGATACGTTGTCGGCTGACAAGCTGATAGTTCCTGTTGGTGCAACCGAAAGAAGATGACTGTTGCGAATACCGTGAGTGCTAATGAGATCACGTATATTAGTAGGCAAAGACTTAGCAAAGTCAGACCCAAGGTATGCTTGACTAAAGAGAGGAAACGGACCTTTCTCAATAGCAAGTTCAACTGACGTAGTATATGCAACATCCCTGATCACTCCCATAATTTCTTCTAATGTCTGTAGGAAACGATCACTACCATACTCAAATCCTAATGCTTCAATGGCATTAGCTACTCCTGTTACCCCTAAACCCATACGGCGTTTGCTAATTGCCTCTGCCTTTTGCTCTACCAGTGGATAAGTAGCACGATCCACAACGTTATCCATAGCACGTACCACATGAGGAATGTCATTACGTAGTTGGTTCATATTAAATACATACTTACCATCATGCTCTAGTACATACTTTGTTAGATTAAATGAACCTAGTAGACATGCACCATTAGGCGGTAGTGGTTGCTCACCGCAGGGGTTTGTGGCTGCAATCTTTTCTGCATAATGTAGGTTGTTCTTTTTATTAATACGATCAATAAATAGAATCCCTGGTTCTGCCCAGTCCCATGTACTGCGTAGTATCTGATCCCATAGTGCACGAGCACTTACAGTTTTGTACACACGTCCATCAAACTGTAGGTCAAAGTCTTTGTCTTCTTTTACGGCAGTCATAAATTCATCAGTCACACCTACAGAGATGTTGAACTGTGTCAGTGTGTCAGAGTTGTTCTTTGCTGTAATAAACTCTTCAATGTCAGGATGGTCTACACGTAGGACACCCATCTGTGCTCCACGACGATGCCCTGCTGATGCTATTGTACGACATACTGCATCAAAGATACCCATGAATGACACAGGCCCAGATGACTTACTGTCCAGTGACTTAATCAGTGTGCCACGTGGACGTAATGTAGAGAAGTCATAGCCAATTCCACCACCTAGACGCATTGTTTCTGCTGCACGTCTGGCTGCTTCCATGATACCGTCCATGCTATCTTCAATAGTCATAGACACAAAGCAGTTGTACGGCGTTACACGACGAGGTGCGCCCATTGCTGATTGCACACGTCCTGCAGGTAGAAAGCGTTGCTCGTACAGGATTGTACGGAAATTATTAAAATGTATTTCACTGTCTTTTAGTGCTTCAGCCACACGTGTCATTGCCTCACGAAAGGTTTCCCCGTGGCTACGATATTTCATTGCGTGAATCTCTTCCGAGATTGCTAGTGTTGGTCCATAAGTTTCCATAAGCATTACTCCGTTATTATCTTTATTGCTTTAATTGACATACCATCAATGTCATAAATAAATTCCTGCAGACTTTGGTCAATCTCTTCATTAACTTCTCCGTCTACAGGAACTGGGTATTCATCTTCGTCTATGTGTAGGGTTAAGAATACTTTAACTATCATCTACTTCCTCAATAAGTTTGGTCAAATACCACTGTGCCTTCTTTAGGTCTTCTGCGCCATTCTTATATCGGTATCGCCATAGGTATTTCATTATGTTACCTTGTAAATAATACTCATACCCATCACCAGTGGCGGCACGAATGGCATCAATGCATTCAATACCTGCTTGATTATAGTGTGGTGGGTTGTTTACATTGTCTACCATTCTATCTCCTTTCTAAAAGTTTACTTTAACTACGTTACCGTCACGTTCTTCTATTAACGGCTTCTCTTCTGCCATTTCATCAGCATCAATCTCATCAACTAGCTTGAACAGCTTACGCCTTACATCATGATCCTGTTCCATTAAAGGTATAGCAGCAATCAACATGTCAGTCAACACTTTCAGATGTGCAAAGTCATCTGCTTTCATTGTGTTATCATCTGTTGTCAGCATACCTACTGTAAGGTCACCTGTCCAATCTCCATTGTCATCTACTTCTGGTGAGATACGGATAACGAAATCGTTAGGGTTAAAGTTTATTAGTGAGTTTAGCATATGTTTAGCTCCTTTTTATTTTGTCATAAGGAAATACTACTAAGTCTGGATGATTGTCAACACCTTTCTCTTTCAACCATTCTTCTGGAATAACCCTATCTGCATATAAGAATTTATTT